TATCCAGATGGAGCTAGAGGAGGTCAGCCCCTCACAGAAGTAGATTATTATGAAGCCAAGAAGCATAGAGGTGTTACATTTGAAGAGAACTCAGAACGTGCTTGCACCTCTGGTGTCTGTGGGATTTAGTCATGAAATATATGATAGGACTATCCTGGATTCAAGGTGTTATGCTTGGTATGGAATTTCCAAATCTACAGTGGAGACATATTGTTTTAGTATTTGATTTAAGCATTATCAGACTAACCTTAGCTTTAAAGTGGTAAAAGAAAAGCCCCCTTAATTGGGGGCTTTTTTTATGGCGTACCAAATCTAAATAATCGTTTTGCTTTTCTTTGGTTTTCCTGAGAAGTAATGTTACCATTTTGATCCATAATAGTTCTAAGATGTTTAGGCACAAAAGCTTTCCATACTTGAGTTTGTAGAGCAGTATTAATTTGTGTTTCTGTCATACCAAAATCGACAATAAGTTTCTCTATATATTTAATATCTCCTGTATCTCTCCATAAATCTATAGTTTTCTTCTTCTTTTGATTACGAATATAATCTTCTTTAGAATCCTGTAAATTTTTATCAAGTTGAAATCGTTCGTTAGTACTCTTACTACCAAGAACATTACTAAATAATTCCATAGAACCACGAGGCATCATAGCTTCTTGTTCTTTCCCCACAGCAATATTATTTGTATTCTGACCAAGAACCTTTGTGGTATTGACACCAGCTAATTCCTTAGCTCCCCAACCAATAGTACCAGAAGGAAGAACACCAGTAAGGGCTGTTCTCATTTCATTATCTGTTACATTACCACCAAGAGCTTTTTTAGATAATGTAGCCGCCCCACCAACCATATTCATAGCATTATTAGTAGCAGGAAATAACTTCATTGCTTCATTCTTACCTTCAACCATAGCAGAAATCACAGTAAGTAGATTACTTGGAAGACTTTCAGATATCCTAGCAGAAGAACCTATATCCATTCCTGACATACTAGGAACACCATAAGCAAGTAGTTTTTCTTGTGCATCAGGATCTTCTACAACACCATCTAGAAAATCTGGCATACTTCTAATAATATCTAGTGGTGATGGTGGAGCATAGGAAGGTGCAGTCATTAATAGAAGATTACGTATAGCTTCATACTGTGATATAATCATACCAGTAGCTGCACCACCCATAATAGTAGCAGTGATTCCATAAACCATCATAGGTGCCCAAGTCTTTGGATCTTTACCTTTAAAATGATTATAGTCAGCTATAAAGTTACCTACCTGAGTTTGACCATATGTCTGTAAAGGTCGCATACTTTCACCAATAAAACCACCTAGATTTTTAAAAACAGGGGCAGTTTCTCCTGAAGAATAAGCAGCCATAGTGCTATCAGTACCGTGCATAGCCCTTCTTTCTGCATTTTTTACAGAAAGACCTAAATCTCGGTAATGAGTATACATCATAGAATATGTTATAGCTCTGGACATAATATCAGAAAACTCTGTAGGCTTCTTCAATAATAACCAATCTTTAATAAACTCTGTTGTAATTCCAACAATAGTTTTCTTCTGGCCTGCTTGTAATCCAAGAGCCTCCATAAACTGGGGTTCAATAATATTAGATCTTTGTGATACACGATATAAAGAATCATATAATTCTGCATCACCAGACATCAACTTATATAAACCTTTACCAAAAGATTTAGTCGCCCTTAAACCTCCATCATACGCCATATGACGTACTGCTTGGATAGGAGAGAGTAATTGTATTATAAATAAAGATATTTTAGGTAGAACTTTAAAAAGGTAGAATGTACTTAATACAGCACTCTGTATAGAATTAGCTAAAGGATTCTCTTTTATATAGTTACCCCCAAAAGATTCTACAATAGATCTAGCAACAGCATCTACTGTATTTCTAATAGCTTGATCAAAACCCTCTAGTTTATTAGGTACTCTACCTAAAGCAGAATCAAGCATCTGTCTAGAGGCCATGATGGCGATAGGATCATCACCCTTAGCCTTCTCTAACATCAACTCAGTTCGTGTCTTTAAGATCATGTTACGTAAGCCTGAAGTGTATTCCTGTGCAGAATCTTGAATACCTTCTTTGAATCCTGCACCAAGTTCCTCTGCCGACTTAAAAAATTGATCACCTTTAGAACCACCAATGTTAGTTCTAAACTGATGGTGTTGTCCTAACTTACCACCTCTCTGTAGAAGTCTTTCTTTTAATTTTTCTACCGCCTCTATAGTAGTATTGTGTAACAGGAAAGACTGATTACCAAGCACAGTGTCTTCTACCATATCTATAGTACGCATTAAGTCAGGATTGGTTACATTAACATCTTTAGTATCTATTACCTCACCAATATCAAAATGCTGAAGACTTAAAGCTTCAGCCTCTTTTCTAAAAGAATCGGCAGCAGCCTTGGATCCAAAGTGTTGTTGATATACTTTAGCCTGAGACTTCCCATAGTGTATAGCTACACTATACTGACCACGACGGACAGCAGGATACCACCCTGTCCTTTTGGCCATCACATGCTTCTTACCTAAACCAAGTTGTAGTTTAACTGTCTCATCATACTGACGTTCAAACATTTTAGATAGCACATTAAAAGCATGCTGTTCTTTTGGAGTGAGGTGAGTACCTAAAGTACTTAATGTTTTAGCATAATCAAAACTATTCTCAAAACCTTCTTTAAACACTAGCTGTAGTCTATGACTTTCTGTATCGGTTAATGCTTTTACAACAGCATAAGGAGAGTCAGGATTCTTAATCTTCGAAAACTTAGATAAGAATCTTTCTGCTTCCCACTGAGATTTTAGAACATCTCCATACCAAAGTTTATTACCTATAGTAGCTGCTGTTAATTCAGCTTCACGAATACTCCGTTCTGTTTTTCTAACTAATGCATGATTTCGTAGAATATTAGATAGAGTAGTTTTACCAAAACCTTTAGTAATAAACTTATATCCATGACCCATTTCTTTAGCTAATTTACCAGGAGCACCAATAACATTAAGTGCTGCCGTACTAAAGTTAGGTTTAGCATTTGTTTCATCTAAGTGCCAATTAATAATATTACCATTACTATCTAAAACTTCTGTTCTATCTACTTCGTCTAATGTCTTATTAGCAAATGGATATTGAGGACTATTCTGTAGGATAGCCTTATCAATCATATTCTGTTCTAGTTCATTAAAGAATTCTTCACTTTTTCTCTTAACAGATTCCTTATTCTTTTCAATAATATTATGGATAAGATCATCATGCACATATTTACGATCTATATTAATACCCTTAGTCTTCAACCAAGCCATAACATTACTAACTAGTTTCTTAATCTGTACACCAAGACTATTACCTTTAGCAGAAGAAAATCTATTAGTTAATGATCCATCTGATATTAAATATTTTGATACACGTTCAGCAAAGTATTCCTGTAATGACTCATGATATTTAGCATATAGTTCTGGCTTACTTAAACCCTGAATAGAAAAAGCTTCTACTCTATTTTTAGTTAACCAGAGATTTAAATCATCAACAAGTTTTGTAAAATTCTCCTTAGTTACATTTTGTTCCTTTAACCATTTAACTAATATAAAATGACCTAGTTCATGTGCTAGGATTTTAGCGGACAGAAAATGTCTGTGTGCTTCTGGGCCAAGACCTTTAAGGATAGCAGCATTCTTGGGATTTTCTTTAAACTTATCGCGTAAAGCAGCATGATTAGCTAGATCAAAATGAATGACACCAGTGTTCCCTGAGAACTTAATCTCATTTTTATTTTCTGAGAAAGGATCCTTTGGAACAATATAAATCTGATCATTATCAAGACCTAGATCTTTAATGAAAGCCTCTATAGTTCCTTCTAAATACTTATCTTGTTCAAGAATCTTTTTATCTATATGAATCTTACTCCCAAGAATAGTAGTAAATAATTCTGGATGCTGTGTAAATAAATTTACACGTCCTACTTCCTGTGTATTTAAAATTTCTTCTACAGAACTAATTAAACTATTACGTTTAATCTGCTCTTCCATAAAGGCAGGATCAATTGAGGGTAAAGATGAGTCAAAGGATGTTTCTTTACGTGCATTTATAACACCATCTTGTCTTACATTGGTAAGTTTTTCATGTTGTGAATATAGCTTTTTTAATTGTTGTTCTATCCTACCAGGATCTAAAGACCCAGATGGTAAAAGACCTTGCTCATTATCTACTAGTTGCTGTTTTAAATCTCTAATTTTTTTCTCAACAGCATCTATTTCTTTTTGATTACTTCTAATTAATTCTGAAGAACCTGACTTTAATCTGGCCCCCTTCGTATCAGAAGGATTAATATAACTACCATCTTTTCCAGCAGCTACTTCTCTGGATAATTCTCCATATTGATTCTCCATATCCATACGTTCTGCATGGAGTTTATTTCGGAAAGCGTCTGGATCTTTAACATATTCAGAGAGAGTAGTTAATTCCTTAATAACAAAATCTTTACCCAAAGACTCTATTACACGCTTAGTCAAATCTGCTTGTCTTGGTGTTGTTTTATTTTCTTTAAAATTATTTAATACTTCTGAAACCCACTCTAGAACTAAAGACCTATTCTTCTGTTTAGGAATAACATTTTCAATATATATTTTAGGAGTCCACGGAGCTATAAAATCTAGAATAGCTTGTGATGGTACTTCAGGACCCACAAATTCTCCTGGTGTTTCTTCTAGGGATTTGACAGGCTCTTCTAAAGGGCGTAGAGATTCTACAGGAGGCTCCATAGGGGTAGGTATAGGCTCTACTGGTTTAACCTCTTCTGGAGGCAGTGTGGGCCCTTCTAGATCCTTTAATGCAGTATCCTGATCAACAGTTAGTGGATCTTCTTTAGGAGGAAGTTCTTTTAATGGAACTCGTTCTTTACCAAAGTCAGGATGTGCTTGTTCTCTCTTAGTAAGAGCCTCAAGTTCTTTTGTGAGTTTTTTACGTAACTCAAATTGAGGTTTAGTAAGAGAGCCATCACTACGTGATGTATCTATTTCCTGAATCTTCTTAGTCTTAACATCTATCTGCTCTTGTATATCTTGAATATCACCATAGATTTCTTTAACAACTTCCGGGGGGGGATTCTTACCTGTAGTATCATATTCAAATCTAGTAATATCAGATTCAGTTTTTTGTATTTGTTCTTGAAGACGTTGTGAGAGATCAACTACTTGTTTATCAGTATGGCCTTCCGCAATCATAGCTTCCAGTTCCTGTTGGAACTTGACCATCTTATCACGTTCAGCTATTAGATGCTTTAGTGTTTCTTTTAGCAGAGCCTTTTCAATATCTTCTCTAGGAGTAGCCTCAGTTATTTTTCTTTCTGTTGTTGGCACATTATCTTTCCACTCCTTATAAGCTTTCTTAGCTCCTACACCAAAAGTGCCTACAAGTAAACTTCCCTCAACAGAAGCAGAAAGTTCTTTCTTGAAGTTATCACTAGCTCCAAGAACACCTGCTATTTCTCCATAACCTTTACCGGCTAATTCAAAACCCTCTGACATTGCTGCAAAGGGTGCCATAATAGCTTCATAAGAGGGATTCTGCTCATAATCTATACCTAGGAATACAGAAGGAGTTAAAGAATGGAGAGTTTCTTTAGCCTTCTTAAGACCATAAGCAGGGCTGCCTTCTACAGCTCCATGAAGTAGACCTGAACCAATACCACCTAGCATTCCAAGAGTGCCTCCGATAGCTACGTCAGCTATACCCAAACCAACACCCTTAGCTTTATCTAGAATACCTTGGTCTTTACCAGCTTGAACACGTTCCTCAACTTTGGCTAAACGATTTTTACTCTCTTGCTCATAACCAAGAACATCTTGTACTTTACCGACAGCAGTGTCATACAAATTCTGTGGATTAATTCTTTCACTAGCAGCAGCCCAATCTTTATTACCTAATCTAGTAACAATATCTTGTGGAGTTTGTATAGGAGATTCTGGAATAGGGGCGGTTACTCTCTGTGTGGGTTTTGTAGGTTTAAATGAAGAATAAACCTCATCTATATCAGCTTGTGTTGGTTCTGTCTCAAATTCTACTTCTTGACCTGTATCAAAAGTAACTTTATACCCCATATTATTTCCCTGTATCAGTTATTTTAAACTTAACTCCACTACTTGTTTTTCCTTCTACTACACCTTTATTTTGTTCTTCTTGTATAGCTTTTCTACGATTACCAAATTGTTGGAATCTGGGATTATTAGTACCAGATAAGGCCGGAGATTGTCTAGCTGCTTCTGCTGATGGAGGTACTTGTACTAATTGACCATCCTGAATAGATAGACCCCCTGGTTTCTGCATAGAGGCTGTAGTAGCAATTTTATCATTAATAATTCTATTAATAGTCATCTCTGCTAGTTCTGGATCACCGGCTTCTGTACCTTCTAAGATACGATATTGTCTTGCTAATTCTTGTTGAAGGCTAGGCCATTTCCTAGAAGCAGTATTTATACGATCTCTAGCAGCAGCTAATGAAGCCTCTGCTCTAATGCTAGTATTATCTAAGGTAAAATTACCCCGTTGTTCTCCTAGTTGCATCTTCTGTGCTTGTTCTGGTGTATTAACAGCAGCATTCCACATATTACTAAATAACGGTTGTTTAGTATTATTCTGTTGTGGTACACCATCCATCTCTTTATCCATTGTACCACGAAGACTAGCTTCAGAAGCCATAGCTCCAAAAGGAATTAATGGATTCGGACTAAGACCTAAACCATCTGGCCACACTGATCCCTTACCATAACCATCAGGTAAGGCTCCTTGTATAGGATTACTTGGAGACATACCAAAAAGACTAGGCTTTTCTTGTGCAGCAGTAGGAGAGAAGTCACCAATAGTGCCATCTCCTTGTAACTGTGATTGTCGAATAGCAGATAATAGTTCATCTAGACTAGCTTTATTAACATTCTCTGCATTAGAAGCACGAATACCAGTATCAACAGTAGACATAGCCTTAGAACCTGCAGCTTGTTGAGACTGCATTTGTCCAATATAACCTTTAATTAATTCAGCAATATAACGAGGATCATTTTTCTTATCATCTGCTAATGTACCTTCATACTGCTTAACCATAAGGTCATAAGGCATCTCTTGTTGTTTCTGCTTATTGGCCAATACTGACCTAAGAATTTCCTCAGTATTACTCTGCTGCGTATTAGCAGCATTAAATCCTGAGTATAATGCTCCTAAACTAAACTGGGGTTTGTATTCTGTCTCTATATTTTGAATAGCCATATTTACCCTCGTAGTTTTTCAAGAAGATCATTTAAATAACTATTCTGTGTGTGTTGTCCTATAGCACCAAAAATAGGTGATGCATATCCTTGAGTATTAGCCTTAGATCCCTGAAGCAAGGCTTGCAGAGTACCAGAAACATCCGTATTATTATTTAATCCTGGATAACCTGGTTGTATATTAGCACCAGCAGGTCCTTGTAGTTTATCAATATAATTCTGTGCTATACCTGCCTGAGAAGCAAGTAGTTGTGGCATAGATGTAGCCATGTTACTACGTCTTCCAGCAGCAGCATCTTTACGTGCTTGTGCTTGCATAAGAGCATCTGTCTGGGCCTTGACAATGGGTTGTCCGAATGGATCTTGCATTGCTGCCATAAGCTTCTGCTGCATAGCATTACGCATAGAGTCACCATCATTTGCAGCACTAGCACGATCAAAAGGAGAAACAACTTGTTGCTGTTGATCCTGACGTTGTATTGCTTGTTGTCTCTGTAACTCTTGCTGCTGCTGTTGTTGTTGTACTATTTTCTGAGTATTTCTACTTTGTTGCTTATTCTGAGAACCTTCAAACAAGGCACCAGCTAGTGTAGCGAGAGAGCGTGGATCTTTAAACATTTTACTGAGATAGTTACTAACACCTCCCATCCAACCTTCATCCGCTGTTGGTGGAGTAGGTGCAGTGCCCATCTGTGCAGCAGCAAAAGATCCGGGACTAATACTAAAAAGATTACCTAAACTTCCTGTACCTTGCATTACCTGTCCCCTAGCATCAAAAGTATTTGGAGAAGAGAAACTATCACCACTAAACTCTTCTTGTGAATACGGATTACTATTGAAGTTAGGGAATCTCTGACTAAAACCTGTTCCGAGAGAGAGGTCATTTAGGCCAGAGCCTGTATAATCTCCACCAAGACTAAACATATCTTGATTACCAAAGTTACCTAGATCCCACGTATTACCACCAAAGGACCCACCACCAGAGAAGATATCTCCTTGGCCTTGTCCAAAATTATATTGTTCACCGAAGTCCATTATTTATTTTCCTTTTTTGTTTAGGGTATAACGACCCAGGCGCCATCTTTTCTACCATAAGTATTCCCATCACTAGGAGCATCTGGAATCAATGCGGCATATTCAGCAGCAGTTAAATGATAATACTCATCCGTTGTACCACCTTGAAGATCAGTTAATACATTATGTTCTGCTGCTTGTAGGGCTGTATATTCATCAGAAGTTAAATGGTAATATTGATTAGTAGTTCCACCTTGTTTACTAGTAGTATCATTATGATCAGGAGGATCACCTAGTGCACTATATTCAGCAGAAGTTAAGTGGTAATATTCACCAGCAGTTCCCCCCTGTTTACCTGTTGTGTCATTATGTGCTGGAGCAGAGAGACCACTATACTCAGCAGCAGTTAGGTGGTAGTATTCGTTTGCTGCTCCACCCTGTAAACTCTGTAATTGATTATGATTTCTTATAGAAATATCAGTTAAATCAGAGCCAGTAAAATCAATAATATACCAAGGCACAGACCCAGAGGTAGTAACAAATGCCCGTAACTGTCTGTACCATTCTAACCAAGTGAAAGATCCTGGTTGATCATTAATAGGAGGTGGTGGTAGTAGTTGTGCCATTAATGCAATCCTTCTTTAAAGCATACCTCAAGAGATTCTAATCGTAATGGATAATTTGAAGTATGTTCTAATTTAAAAGCCCTACGTCGAAACTGACCTAATTTTTTTATGGTAGGATAAGAATCATCTAATACTATAGTTATAGGAGTATTCCAAGTCCTATAATCATCATCAGACCAGGATATATCAATAGGATTAGCAGTATATTCATCACCAACTATTACTAGAGTAGACATAAACTTTCTATTGTATGTATCCATATCATATTTATTTGTAACCAATTCGACAAGAATATTACCATGATCTGCATCTATATAAGAACTAGTATCTAATTTATATACATCTCCATCACTAGTATGTAAGACATAGTTAAAACCATCACCACCATCTACATAATGATTGCAGTTAAATACAGAATGATTACCTGTCCCATCATTAGATGACCACTCATGCCAAAGCTGCTCATCAATATCATAAACAAGAGTTCTATTTACAGTAATAAGATTAAATAAATAAAACATATGTCCGAATACACGAAAGCCATATCCTTGGCAAGCACTTAAATTTGATTCTTGATCTATAATTCTTTCTATATACTCATCAGATACTTTATTAGGTTTGAACCCGTCAATAAACCACACTGCTCTACCTCCAGAATCACTCTGACCAATAAAAGCACAGTAGCGTTCGTTCTGATATATAGCATGTGCAGCAGCACATCCAATTTGTATTATTGTACCATCATTCTTAGACAGAGGAGAACCGGATGCATTGGCTGCATCATAATAGAACTCGACAGAGGAACTACCAAAACCAACTAGTTGGTTATTCTGTCTCGCAAGAGCTACAACAGGATCAGGAAATAATTCTGCTGTAATAAAATTTGTCCCGTTCCAACTCAATGGATCATCCAAATCACAGTTATATATATCACTACCTTTAGCTAAGAAGATATAACCATCCAAAAATGTTGGAGATATAACATGAGGAGTGGGAAAATCAATATCAGTTACCTCAGTAACTGTTCCACTAGTTTCTATAACCCACCCCTTTGTACCATCACATATAAAAATATAGTCTCCTATAGTAGAAGAATTACCTACAATACCGCCAACTAATCCAGTACTTCCTGTGAAGGTTATAACTCCTGTTGGGATAACACCATCTTTCCATAAAGTATTTCCTACAGCTACATAAAATACACCGTTGAATTTAAAAATACCACGACCTTCTCCAGAACCAAATGTTTTATATGTAGTAAGGCCAGGTCTTTTCTGTAGGTAAATTTTAATAGATTCTATTTGATCTACCTTACGTGTTTCTGGAAAAACATTTACAAATCGTTGATCTTTATCGCCGGAAAAAGATCTATTCGACATAGAACCAATTAAGGGGAGTCTTTTCTTTTCATATACAGCAGCAGTTTTTTTAGCCATTTTATTCTGCTCCTTGTTTAAACATATTACCTAAGCCACCTATTGATTCACTTAATGCTGTATTCAATAATGTATTCTTTAAGTTAAATGGTTTTCCTTGTATCTTATCGAAGATAGAATTAAGTCCTATACTTCCTAATCTATTGCCAACAGCTTGGGGGACACCTAAAGCATTACCCAAACCATTAAAGACCCCAGAAAGCCCAAGACCAGTAGATAAAGCACCAAATCCTGTACCAGTAGTAGCTAAACTATTAAGTCCCGCTAAAGCAGCAGCTAGTGGCTGCATACCAGGAACAAAAGAAAGAGCTATAGGGGCTAGAGTACCAAATAAATTATTATTCTTGTGTGCATACTGATAACCATCTTTATTAAGCCAGCCTGGCGCATTAGCAGCATTATCAGCACCGAGGAAGTAATTACCTTCTCCCATGTCCTGTAGAAGATTATTCCAAGTATCCATATTTTGATACTCTCTTCCCAGAAAGGCATCTGATCTGGTACTACCACTGGTATCTTGTTTCCTAACTAGATTGGGATTTACATACCCAGGATCATCTATAGTAGCAGGAGTAAGATCCATCTTATACCCTAATAATTTATTATTAGAGAAGATCGGAGTAGATCCATACAGGGTATTTAAGCCTTGAATGAGGTTATCCTTACCATCTCCAGGAAAAGCTCTTTTATTATTTGAAGTAGTACCATAGGAAGTATCTATAGGCCCACCACTAAGTAGATTACCAAGTACCTCCCACTCTGATAAAGCCCCACCTTGGTTAAATCCTGGTATGTATTCAGTAGGCATGTGCGCAGGATTAAATCTATTTTGTTCAAATAAAGTATAGCCATAATCACTATATTCTGATGATGTTGGTGGTTCTGGAGGTATATAATTCTTAACGTAGTCTGCTTGTAATTCTTTAATACTATCTAATAAAGATTTATAACCTACTCCTAGATTATTATTAGCAGAGTCATAAATATTGTATTGACCCCTACCAATATCTTCTGTTCTATAACCACCTCCAGGATTCATATAATCAAATAAAGACCAGGTAGGCTCAGGTTGTTGTGCTTGATTTGCTTGTACATAAGGATCAGATTCTACTGGTTGTGTAGGTTCTATAATAAAGTCTTTATACTTATTATAAAAAGCAGTAGGATCACTTTCCCCAAGACGCATTAATTCCCGACGTGATCTATTAGCATTACCAAAACCACTTCTATTTACAGCATCAGCAATTTGAGAATAATCTAATTGTTCCATAACTACCAATCTCGCTGATCAGATTGAAAATACATTTCTAAATAGGAAATAGCATTCTCTAGTATCTTTTTATCTTCATTTGCAAAACCAATTAATGCATTACAATCATTACAAAGTAATCCACGAATTTCTCCTGTTATATGATTGTGATCTACGGAAAGAGGTTTTATATCCCCAGTCTTTGTATATCTTTTCTCATACTCGCCACATATAGCACATCTATTTTGTTGCTCTATCATCATACTTAAGTATTGTTCAGCACTTAAATTATATACTAATTGTAAATGCCGTTTCCTCATTTTAATAAGAATTTTATTTTTATTCTTTTCATATGATTTTTTACTCCAAACATTTCTTTTTTGTTTATCTTCTTCTGATAAATTAGCATATCGTTTTCTATCATATGCTTTAATCGCCTCTCGATTTTTTTCTCTGTATTCACGTTGATATTCTGTATAAGGATTCATCTAGTAATCTCTCCAATCCACACCAAAATATAGTGAGCCTTCCTCTGTACCAAAACCAAGAGCATCTGTTTTAACCATCATATAATCCTGTAGTAACGCCTTACGATCCTCTATAGGTAATCCATATTCAGGTGCTATTCTGACAGCAAGGCCGTAGCATAATACATCATACCATTCCTGTGGGAAGTCTTGATTGTTTGTAGAGATACCAGTATCTTCATAAGGTCTTTGATACCAAATTACAATTGTATTAACACCTACTTCAGCAGAAGATGGGGTAGGGAACACATGCAGAACTCCACTATCACGTAGTGGTTGATAGTAAATCTGGATTGGATTACCTGATGTTGTTTTATTGCCTAATCTATTGTACTCTTGTTGTGTTAATATTCGCATAGGAATATCAATATTAGAATTAGAATCGTGATTATACGCTTGGAAGATCTTCAGTGGTTTGCTAGTATTCACTGTTAATCCTATACCAATAGTATAGGAATTAACTCCAGCTGTAACAGGAATACTAATACTTGTAATTGCCCAGATAGGCATACCATCTGCTTCTAATGCTTTAACTAAACAACTTAATGCAAAGTTTGTTTCATCTATTACAGCTGTGCTTGGTGTTTGTCCTTGGGAGATAGCACCAACTAGCCGCAAAGCTCTTTTAATAATATCGTCCCTAGAGACAGCAAAACTAGTTGTGCCTGATGTACTCAAAATATTCTCCTACTTATGTAGATAACCAATTAAATAATAATAAGACCCTATTATACCTGTGAATAAAGGTAATATAAAAAGAATTCCATTTCGTATAAATTTACTTGCTTGAACACTATATCTAGCAGTTTTGTATATTTCTAGGGGTTCTCTTAATTCTTCTCTTAAACTACTTATACTTGTTTGTATAGATAAAACATTAT